TCAAGCCAAAGCTCTTGGTAAATTAATTCCAAAAAAATTATTAGGTGGTTTGTTGACTGTAGGAATAAAAGGTGCTGCTAAGAAATTTTTTAAATCTGGTGGTAGAAAGACTCAACAGATTGTTAAAGAGAGTGGTGGTACAAGAGCTCAAGCAAAAGCAGATGTCAAGTCTGCAATAAGAGATAATTTAAAAACAAGTTTAAATAGTAATCTGATTAAGAGTAAAAAAAGAATGATAATCAGAGATATCAATAAATTGAGATAATGGGTGGATTGTTAAAAAAAGAGTTAAGAACTGAAAAGGATCTTACTCCAAAGCAGAGAATGTTTGTGGAGATCATGGTACAAGAGCATGGTCAAATCACACAAGCTGAAGCTTTACAAAAAGCAGGATATGATTGTAAAGACATCAACAGTGCTAGGTCAACTGCCTCACAATTATTAAATAGAAGAATTAATCCACACATAGCAAAATATTATGACAAGAGATTTGAACAAGAAGTAAAAAAATACGAGAGTGATAACCTCCGAAGATATAAAAGATTTGAAAGACTTGCTGACAAAGCTGAGAAGAAAGATCAATTCGCTGCTGCTATCAATGCAGAGTACAGGTCTGGGCAACTGGCAGGAGCTTTCATTGATAGGAAAGAAGTAAGAGTCACAGGATTGGAGGGTATGAGTCGTGAAGAGCTTGAGAACAAACTCAAAGAGCTTTCAGAGAAGATCGATGGTTACAATGCAAAAACCATTGAAGCTGAACCTGAAGACAAAAAGATACTTACAAAAAGCTAGTTGGTCTGTTTGGATTAAAGAGTTTAACAAGATACATAATCCATTCTTGTTTACTTCTGTTGGCAATGTAGAGGTTAAAATATATGAGAAAAAAGATAGCAATACCAAAAAAAGTAAAAAACCAAATAGATAAATATCCTATGGTTGCTGTGGAATGGTATGATATCGTCTCGAACAGCTCCTGGACTTCTTTTGAAGAGCTTAAAAAATCAAATCTTGCTACCTGTATCACCAAAGGACATTTAGTTAGTCAAGCTAAAGGTGTTACAAGATTGTTTGGAGATTACTCATATGCTGAGAATAAAGTTGACATAGAAAGTATTGGAAATACTACTATCATTCCTAACTCAGTAATTAAGGAAATAAAAAAATTAAGTTAATTAATGACAGTTAAAGCAAGAGAATCTAGACTATGGCATAAGTTAAAAAACAACTTAACTGATATGCATTTTACTCGCATAGAATCTAGCACAATTAATGGTATTCCTGACATTCATGCTGTTGGTGGTGGTAATATTTTTTGGATTGAACTTAAATCTGATGATGCTAACTTTCCTAAACTAAACAAGTGGCAAATCGTGTGGATTAATAAATATATTAAAGCTGGTGGTAAAGTAATTATCTTCAAAGAGACCCCTTTGCAGAGGTCTCTTAAACTGTACAGACCGGTATCCGTGTTCACTGATCCTCGCACACTGGTGCCGTTTGCCTCGTTCTCGTTCCCGTTTGACTGGACACTGGTCCAGCGAACCATGCTGGGTGAGCTCAGGGAGAAGGCAGCGTGATCTCGTTCTCGTTCACAAACCTCGTCCTGAACTCTCGTTCTCGTTTCAAGGTGCATGGCACCTGCAGCTGGTCTCCAGCAGCACGGTGCCGAGCTTCAGGATCTCGTGCCGTTACCTGCCCTCGTTTTTCTTTCCCTCTTTGTTAGTTGACGGGGGCTGGTAACTGCATGGTCGGTGAAAAATCTCGTTCTCGTTTGACTAAATGAGTGCTATGAACTACATTTAAGTAGGGAGCTCCTTCAGGGAAACACGGACAACCTGCATGGAGTTCCTCGTTCTCGGATAGAAAAGGTATTGGTTTTGCTGAAGGTAGACAAGTTGGGGCCTTCAGGAGCTGCTGGTAGTGAAGTGTTTCAATAATTAGCTCTTGACATTTATCCCATCAGGTCTTATGTAAGGTACGTCTTGTGTAAGATGGGGCAGCTCTGGCCGCTTAATGCGTAGACTGAGCTGCCCACAAAAACTAACAAAGGGAGAACAACATGAAGCTCGAGAAACTAATCAAGAAAATCAACAAAGAGAATACGCCACCGGATGGCTGGTCCGCTGCTGATGCCGTGAAGAAAGATAAACCTGAACCAGGGAAAACGTATGCACTCACCGGTGGACCCGGAGTACGATGCATTGCTAACGGTTACTCTTGGGAAGACAGTGTCGTTAAGGAGGAGAACTAATGCCGTCTCGTTTGCCGGACAATCACCAGCTGCAGGAACTGCTGCTGGTGATCAGGGAAGGATACGCAGCGTGGAAGTTCTAGTGCTTTACCTTATTTTATTATTTTTGTACCCGAATGTAATGTTCGTGCTCACAGGTCTCTTCATCATGATCCTCGCCTCGGCTTTCTAGATCCTCGCTCGTTTAGGTTAGAACTTAGTTGACATGCACCTGGCACAGAAGTCAGGGTCACCTGCTGACTTCCATCAATATTATCGGTTACTAATTTAGAATGATTCTAAAATATAATTGCTTGACCTATGACATGGGATTTGATAAGAGGGTGGAATAAACTAACAAAAAGAGGAAAATATGGGTTTAGATCAATATGCAGGATTTCGTGATTCAAAAGGCGAAGTCCACGATACTTTCTACTGGCGAAAACACTCTCGTTTGCAGGTGTTCTTCGCAGGGGAATATGAAGAACAAAACAAAGGGCAGACGCACAAACTTCCTGAAGGAGATGGTGGTTTTTTTGATTTATCACATCTTGGTTTCAATGGTGGACAAGGTGGTGTGAAAATAACAGAGGAACTCGTTAATCGGTTAGACAAGGAACGCAAAGAGGGGTATCCAAATTGTGTTGCAGAAGATGGATTTTTCTGGGGACAACAATTTCAGAAAGATGCCGTTAAAGAGTACAAGGCACAAGACGAGGAATTTGTTAAGTGGTGTCGTGAGCAGTTGGCAAAAGGTAAGGACATTGGCTATGACTGTTCGTGGTAAGAAACAAAAAAACGAGGCGACAGATGTCGCCTCGCCTCGTACAGGTCAGAAAAGACAAGATGAGGGTATTAAAGAAATGAAAAAGGTTGTGGCGAAGATCGAAGAATTATTTGGTGTATCAGCACAACTTGTGGTTGAACCCAAGATTAAAATACATGATAAAAAAAAGTTAAATTAACTGTTGCAATAATAGTGGGATTTGATAAGACGAGGGGGTATTCATAAGAATACATAACTTAACAAAGAGGTAAAAATGCCAAATGCAGTAAAAAAGCTAAAGCAGGAAGAGAAAAAAGTTATTCTTGCTTATGCTCAATTAAAGCTAAAAGCAAATAGACTATCTAAAGAGTTAGACACAATGAAACAAAATGTTGTGAATTGCTTTGATAGAACAAATCAAAACTTAATCATTGTTCAAGATGAACAAGGAAATAATTTTGGTTTACAAAAAATAAATCGTAAGAGAAAGAAATTTGAAACGGCTAATTTCAAAATTGCTCATAATGATTTATTCAACAAGTTCACAACTGAAATAGAATATCAAGAGTATAAAGCTATTGGTGGCATTGATGGACTTAACTATAAGGAGATGAGTTAATGCCCAATAATGATTTGATTAATATTGCGAATGTATTAAGTGAACGATTAAACTCTAATACACCCACATCATTAGCAGACATGGTTATTGATAAGGGTACTAAGAAACAACTCAATTATGAGATTATGTTTCAACTGTTGATGGGTGAGTGTGAGAAACACATACTTGAAAACATTGGCAACCCTGTTGTGGACGAGTTTAAGGACAATGTACTAAAGAAATTTAGCACATTGGTACAAGCTTTACATACTACTGAGCAGACATAAGTTATAACTAAAAACCAATAGCCCGTTAGGGCTATTGGTGTATCTATTCTATACAAGGCTCATAATTCCAATCGACTTCGACAGCGTTTTACAGCACAGGATTTTGCGTTGCTGGGCTGGTGCAAAACCGACAAAGAGGTTTACAAAGTAGGATATACAAATATACTAGGGACCCAAACGGTATGAATGTAGAGCATCTTACAGAAGAAGAATTAAAAGATCTTATTTTTAAAAAGCAGTTGGAGTGGATCAAGTTATGCCAGGATAATTTTTTAATTTTTGCAACTGCTGTTTGGCAAGATTTTATTTATAGAAAAACAAAGGACCCAAAGAATTATGGGCATCATCAAATAATTGCAAATGAAT